CGTCGTCGAATCAGGTCCGCTCAACAGCCGTACTGACAGCCCTACTACTGCTCGCGGCCTGCGGCGGCGGGGGCTCCAGCCCTAGCGCGCCGACGGTCATTCCGACGCCCGTGGCCGCCACGAGGTCCGCCATCGCGGCGACCGTGAGTCCCAATCCCGTGGTGGCGGGTCCGGGGGGGACGGGGGCGAGCGGAAACACCTTCCCGTTCGGCGCGAGCTTCACGGTGACCGTCACCGAATCGGCCGGGCTCGCGTGCAACATCAACCGCGTCAACATGAGCTTCCCGCCGAGCACGGGTTCGCTCCAGTACGGCGCCGCAGACGTTTCGCGGCTGGCCGGAACGAACTTCGTCCAGGCGCGCGGCTCGCTGGCGATTCCCTTCTCGATCCTCTACTCGGGCACGCGGCAGGCGACGCTTCAGGTTAGCGTCGAGGCGATCGACGCGAACGGGAACACCGTCACGGCGCTGCTGACCGTCCAGATCGTGTGAGCCGGCTCCTTGCCGTGACCCGGGAGGCGGGATGAGGCGCCGAACAGCCGGGACCGGCGGCGTCTACCAGCCGACCTACCGGGGGCCGGACGGCAAGCTTCGGACGTCGGCCATCTGGTGGATGCGCTACACGGCGGCCGGCGAGGAGATCAGGGAATCGACCGGCGCCCGCAGCCGCCGGGCTGCCGAGAACGCACTCCGCGAGCGGCTCGTCGCGCGCGACGCGGGTGCACCCCTCGGACGCGCGGCGCGAGAAACCACGCTCGCGACCCTCCGGCAGCTCGTCGAGGCCGACTACGCAGCGCAGGGACGGCGCACCAGCGTGCGGCAGCGATTCGCCCACCTCGAGGCTCACCTCGGTGGCGGTAGCCCCGCCGCAGAGCTTTCAGAGGCGGTGGCGACCGACTACATCGCTGCCCGGCGTGCCGAGGGAGCTGCCGTAGCCACCGTCAACAGGGAACTCGCGGCGCTGAAGCGCGGCCTCCGACTCGCAGCCCGCGCGCGCCTGATCTCACGCCGGCCCGACATCCCGCTGCTGCGCGAATCGAATGCGCGGCAGGGGTTCCTTGAGGAGGCACACCTCGAGGCGATCCTGGTGCACCTGGCCGAACATCTCCGGCCCGTGGTCCGAGCGGCCCGCATCACCGGCTGGCGGATCGCGTCGGAGCTGCTCACCCGCCAGTGGCGCCACGTCGACCTGGTGGCCGGCTGGCTGCGCCTGGAGCCCGGAGAGGGCAAGACGGGCGAGGGCAGGATGTTTCCTCTCACCGGCGAGCTGCGAACGCTCCTAGAGGCCCAGCGCGAAGCGACGACCGCCATCGAGCGGGAGGGCCGGATCTGCCCATGGGTCTTTCACCACGCCGGAGTCACGATCAGCCGCGGCGAGCTGCGCCGCGCGTGGCAGCGGGCTCGGCGGGCGGCCGGACGACCCGGGGCGCTCCTGCACGACCTGCGACGGACGGCGGTGCGCGCCCTCGAGCGCGCGGGTGTGCCGCGGTCGGCGGCGATGGCGATGGTCGGCCACAAGACCGAGAGCATGTACCGGCGCTACGCGATCGTGGACGAGGCGCTCCTCAGGGAAGCAATCCGCAAAGTGGACGCAAAGTGAGCCGGAAGGCGTCCTCGCAAGTGGTGCCGGAGGCGGGAGTTGAACCCGCACGCTGCTCGCGCAGCACAGGATTTTAAGGCCCCGGCGGGGGGTTTGCGTGTGGCGCGTATCATTCTCATGCGCGGATCTACAGGCGTTTCGACGCACTCGTGAGCCTGGAGCAATCAGCGGTCCGGAAAGGGAACGCAAAGTCGCGGGGACGACCCCGGCGCTTACCCCGGCGTCTTCAAGCTCGGCGGCGACGACTTCGAGAAGATCCGTTAAGGGGGCGCCCGGCTACGCCGGCACCACGCGTGGAAGCGGGTTTTCCGAGACGATCATGTCCTCGGACCATGAGGCCAGGAACTGCCGCTTGGCCGACCAAGAGTCGTCGAGCCGCCCGTGCAGGACCACATCCTCGGCGTCGAGCGGCACCACGATCAGCGGCCAGAGGGCTCCGTGGCAACGGCGGTGTACCTCGTCGCGCTTGACGAGGTACTCGGCGGCGCTGCGCAACCCAGTGCTCAACCGCAGCACCCGCCGACGCTGCGTGGCACCCCTCGTCGCCACGGTCCGAAGGCCGACCTGCGCGACGACGTTGTCCGGATCGTGGCGGATTTCGAAGCCCCAGTCGGGCTCCCCGCCGGTCTCGAGGTAGGTGACCACCAGCTCGCCGAGCCACACCGCTGCCGATGCCTGGGTCCCGGCCATCGCGAGCCGGACGTAGCGGCGCGCCGAGGGCGACGCGAGGTAGCCATAGAAGCTCGGCTGACCGGGCGTGAGGACGGCCTCGCCAGTGTCGACGCCCGAGAAGCCGTCCGTGGAACTGCGGGCGGTCGGCGCCATCCCCGGCTCGATGTTGTGCCCGGCCACGACCACGGCATTCCAGCTTGGCCAGAGGAAGGCGTCGTCCACGAAGGCGTAGTCGCTCGCCCCTCCCGCGCCGTCGTCGCGCACCAGGAGCTCGAGGAGCGTGATGGGGTCGCCGCAGGTCGCGAGGTCCTCGACCTGGAAGGAGAGCGTCTTCTCGGCGTAGCTGGTGCCGGCCTCGGTGGCGAAGTAGGCCTGGGCCGCCTGCCAGGCCGCGCCACTCGTCAGGTACCGCTTCGTGACGGGGTTGTAGAACTGGGCCTTGGCGATGCCGCTGGCCGCGACGCGCAGCCACACGCTCAGGTTGAGCCGCTGGCCGGCGCGGACGCGGTACCTCTTCGTGATCGACGCTCCGCCCGAGCCCTTCTTCAGCTTGGCGGCGCTGCCGCTCCGCATCTCGCCCGCCGTGGTCGTCTCCGTCACGGCGCCGCTGCCCGACGTCGCGACCGTCCAGCCCGCGGGCGCGCCCGCAGCCCAGGTGTCGAGGTTCCCGTTGTCGATGCCGTCGGCTCCCACCATCGCGAGGTCGACCGTGACTTTCGGGTCGGCGCCGTTGGAGCCGAAGGCCGCGACCGCGTCGGCGTAGCCATCGTAGAGGCGCCCGGCTGGGAAGTTGGTGTCGAGGGCCGGCGAGGGCGTGACGGCCCGCGCCAGCTCGAGGAAGTTGAGGAGCTCGCCTGCGACGTAGCGCATCAGGGGCTCTCCAGGGCGGCGATCCGGGACTCGTGGTTCGCCACCGTGGCCTGCAGCGCCTGAATCGACGCCTGAATGCCTGCGATCGTGCTGGTGTAGACCTCCTGCCAGGCGATGGCGTTGTCGATCCGCCCGCTGATGCCCTCAGCGATCTGGGCCTGCAGCGCGATCGCCTCGATCTGATCGCCCAAGGCCAGCCGTGCCGCTACCTGCTGGTCCGTCACGCTCCGTTGCTGCGCCATCAGTACCTCGCCACCGCCGCGTCGGAGAGTGCTTGCGGCGTGATCTCGACCGCCCACAGGTTACCGTCGAGCTGCTCCGCGGCGGCCTTGCAGCCGAGCTCGAGCGTGGGCGCGGAGGCGGTCGTGAGCGCCGCGGCGGTCGCATCCGTTCCCTTCGTCCCGTCCACGAAGACGCTGATCGTGTAGGTCGGGAACCCGAACTCGCCCAGGCTCGACGTCCACCGCGCCGCCAGGGTGTAGACCGTGCCGGCCACCGGCGACGCGCTCTTCGTCGCGCGGTACGTGGTCCCTCCAGCCTTCCGCTCGAAGACCCACCGCATGTTGACGCCGTCGTAGTAGAGCCAGTCGTAGTTGCTCGCGTCGTGCTGCGCGTAGGCCACCGTGTGGTTCTCGGCCACGTCGGCCGCCGACCATGCCGGCTGCACCTTCGCCCGGAAAGTCCCCCGCTCAGGTGGCCACTCCTCCGTCCCGGCCGCCATCTGGATCAGGAGCTGGTCCGCCGTGCGTGTGTAGGTGGTGCCCTCGCTGACGATCGCCGAGCTCGGCCACTTCTGCTTCTCGAGCTGGACGTGGTAGAGGTGGTTGATCTGGCCCACGGTCCCCGTCGTCGGCACGCCCACCGCCAGCGTGAGGGTGGTGCCGCTGCCGCCCACGTCGATCTGCTTCGACGAGTGGCGCGCGCGGGAGGCGGTCACCGGCAGGGCGTTCCAGGTCTTCGACGCCTGCCAGGTCTGGTCCGAGTCCCGCCAGTATTTCGAATCGAACCCCCGCTGGAGGTAGTAGCTCAGCGCCGCCCCGCTGTCGTCGTCGTGCCAGATCGCGAGCCGGCACACGGTGCTCGCCGCGATGGTCGCCGTCGCAGTGCTCACGAGCTTGAGTTCGGTGGTGATCGGATTGCCGGCGGTGAACTTCGCCGACTGCGCCACGCCCGAGGTCGCCGGGTCGAAGAGCAGTTCTTCGGTGTCGGCCACGATCGTTCCCGAGCCGCTACCCGTCCAGCCCGTGAAGGTGCCGTTCTTGAATGCGCTCTGGATCAGCTCGTTGGTTCCCGCCCGCTCGAGGAGGAGGCCGTCCACGTCGAGCTTGTCGGCGTAGGCGAGCACCTTGGTCACGGTGGTGGCCGGGGTCCGCACCCACGCGCTCGAGGACCGATACCAGGTCCGGCCGCCGCCGCTCGTGAGCCCGGCGAGCCCGTCCGAGTAATCTCCGGGGTTGCGGTCGGTCTTCCCTGGCTCCCAGAACGTCACGAGGTAGTCACGGAGGTCGCGCAGGCGCAGGACCTCGTTCCCCTGCTGCTCCTGCGTCTCGCGGCCGACGAGGACGACGGGCCAGCGCTGCCAGGCTTTCACGTCGGCTCCGCGGCCGTCGGTGCTCGGGAGGTCCGGGTGGGAGAGGGAGAGGAGGGAGCCGAGCTCGTAGTCCAGGTAGCGCAGGCTGGGGACGTTCGCCTCGATCACACCCGACGGCAGGCGCCTCCCGCGGAGGCGCCGCGAGGCGGCCTGCCGGGGTCCGACGAGGATGCCGGTCGCCGGGCTGTCGCCGTCTACCTCGATCCAGACGGAGGTGCAGAGGAGGGTCCCGTGCTCGCCAGGAGGGATCGAAAAGGTGTCGTCGGCCTCGTAGTGGAGCACGAGCGCGAAAGGCGTCACGAGGTCGTCGAGCGTCCAGGTGCCGCCGTCCCACCGTAGCAGCGGCCTCACGATGTTGTGGTAGGACCCGCTGCTGGTGTGGTCGTTGGTCGTGTAGTAGCCCCCAACCCCGCCGTAGTATGTATAGCCGTTGATGTTGATCCAGTCGGTGCCCAGCGACTTCACCCGCACTCCCCAGCGGATCGCGGTCACCGTCCGGAGCCCGGCCCCGGGCCCCTGGAAGTAGAACGCCTGCTTCTGGGTCAGGAACGCGTACAGCTGGGTGGCCTCCTCGTCGTGGGCCGGCGGGCTCGTCTGCTCGTAGCCGCTGGCGACGGCTGCGACCTTGCTCGCCGCACCCGTGTCCAGCGTCCAGTCGTCGGCGACGGCGCTCGCGACGGCCGTGGGGCGCAGGTATTGGGTGATCACAGGTAGGCCGCGCTCCACGGTAGCTGCAGCGAGTCGCCGGCCTCGTAGCCGAGCGACGGATCGGCGACGGTCACGCTGCGTAGGTACTTGCCCGCGGCCTCACCATAGAGGAACTGCACATCGATCCGATCGACGAGGCTCTCCCAGTCGGGCGACCACTTCGCGGCGAAGCGACCCCCGACGCCGTCGTCGTTGCGCAGCCAGGCCGTGTCGGAGTAGATGTCGCGCGCGCCCGGGTCCACGATCGCCGCGCCGAGCTCGCCGCCCGCGGTCCAGAACAGCTTGACGTCGGTCGAGGCCGCCCACTCGTTGAGGACGTCGACTCCCTTCCGCTGGTCGCCGAAGATGCGTCGCGAGCTGCCGCCACCGTAGGTCTGCAGGTAGGCCCGCACCGTCTCCCACGACGTGGCGTCGATGAGCGCCGAGGTTGAGAGCCAGGCCCCAGCCCGGTAGTCGCCGAAGACGAAGTTCGAGAGGAGATGCTGGATCTGGTCCGCCCCGTTGTCGAGGAGGGTGCCAGTGCCATCGCCCACACTCTCGTACCCCTGGACGTCGGCCGTGATCGCCTTCGAGCCCTGGTTCGTGGTGAACTTCAGGGCGGTGGCGATGCGGCCGCTGTTGAGCACCGGGTGCGTGACGGACCAGCCGGTGGGAAGGTTCGCACCGTCGGCGTAGACCCGGTCCACGCTCTTAAGCCAGCCCCACGCAACGAGGTAGCGATAGTTCGCGGGGTCCACCGAGAGGCACGGCACGGCGCCCTTGTTCGTGTTGCCGATGCTGTCGTGCTTGCCGTAGATCAGCGGGCCGTACTGCGCGAGAGCGTCCTCGGTCGCGGATGGCCAGTCGGCGAAGTCGATCGACGCGCGGGGGAACGACCGGCGCAGCGCGAGGTCGTCGGGCCGGACGCTGATTCGCCAACGCTGCGGCCCGTCGAGCGCGTACCGATCCACGACGCCGGCGAAGGTGGTGTGCCAGTCCGCCGGCGGGACGTTGAGCGACCCGAGCTGGCGCGTCACGGCCGACCCGCGGATGGAGCGCGCAGCCGCGCCCTCCACGAGCGCGGCGAAGGAGTCGTCGGGGTCCGCCAAGAGAAGGTCGAACTCCACGTCCTGCAGGGTCGAGGCGCGGAAGTCGAAGGAGCGCGAGAGCGACCCCAGCTCGAGCAAGAGACCCTCGAACTGCCCCACCCCGGCGGCGGCGACCCCGGGCCCGAGCGCGTAGCGGCGGGTGCCGCCCGGGAGCGCGATCGTGACGACGGGGAAGGCGCTCGCGCCCTGGCTCTTGGCGAGCTCTATGCGCATGGCCGCGGAGAGCGCCACGGCCTACCCCGCCCTGACGGCGTCCTGCACGATCTGCCGGACGCGGGCGGCCAGCTCGTTGTCCGTGACGCGCAGCAGCCTGTCCCCCTCTTCCGCGAGCATCTTCCGGAAGGCCTCGGTTCCTTCAGGCGTCCGCACCATGCTGTTGTCGTTCACGACCAGCTGAGGCGCCACCGTCACGTTGATCGCAGCCGGCGTGCCGAAGCCACCGGCGGCGCTCGCGAAGCCCACCGCCCGGCCCTTCGGGACGATCAGGACGTGCTCCCCCTCGTGCGCCTGGAACACGGTGTCCCGCGCCAGGCGCCGGGGGCCGAAGCCGCCCGCGGAGGTGTAGTCGGGGTTGTCGATCTGGGTGGGGGTCGGCCGGTTGTCCTGGCCCGTGCCGGCGTCGCCACCGTAGCTCAGGTCCACGGTCGTCGAGACGCTGCGCGGGATGGAGTTCAGGCTGTCCACGTAGGCCTGCACGCTCGCGGGCAGGACGCCGCCCATCACCCGCGCCAGCTCGGCGAGGATCTGGGTCTGCGTCTTGAGGATGTCGGCCATCTCTTTGAACGGGTCGGCGATCCCATCGAGGAGTCCAGCCGTGTTCGCCTGGTCGATCAGGGACTGGGTGCTTGCGTCCACGGCGAGCCCGGTGTCGTTCGCGGCCGACTGGATCGAGTAGAGCGTCTTGGCGATCACCGCGAGAGCCTGGTTGGACGAGAAGCCGCCTGCGATGAGGTCGTTGAAGTAGGCCTGGGCCTCCTGCTGGGCCGCCCCAAAGGTCTCCTGGGTTAGCGAACCGGTGACGCGCAGCGAGTCGATCACCTGGCCCCAGCTCTCGGCCGCGTTGACGAGGTCCTGGTTGGCGAGCACCTTGGCTTGGAAGTCGCCAAGGCCGAAGCCCTTGCCGCTGTCGATCTCTACGCCAGCCTTCTGCGCCGCTTCGAGGGTGGGAGCCATCTTCTTGACCGCGTCGACGAACGAGAGGCCGCTCTTGATCAGCGAGCCGAGGGCCGCCGATCCGATGAGCCCCAGGCGAGCCAGGCGATCCGCCGATACGTCGGTCTGCTTCCCGAGGTACTCGAAGGCGGCGCCGAGGGCCGAGACGCCGCCCTCCACGGTCTTGGTGCGGAACTGCTCCCAACGACTTGCAAGGTCGCCGAGCTGTTGCACGGCTTTCTGCTCCGCCTCCTCTCGTCGCTTCCGCTCTTCCTCGGCCTTCTTGGCGCCGCCACCGAAGAGCCCCCCGAACAGTCCGACGACACCCCCCACGATGCCACCAACGACCGTGCCCACGCCTGGGACGACAGATCCGAGCGCGGCCCCCGTTGCCGCCCCGCCGAGCGCGCCGCCGAGCGCCCCATTCTCCTTGCCGGATTGGTAGATCGAGGCGATGCCGCCAGCGAGCACCCCCACCTTCCCGAGCCCCGTGGTGCTGGTCTTGTAGGCCTCTGCCAACCGGAAGCCGGCGCCCAGCCCGGACAAGATCTTGCCGAATGCGGAACTCGCAGAGCCGCCGAGCGCGGCGTACAGGTCGCTCAGGGAGCTGATGAGATCCCCGGTGTCGCGCAGCCTCTGGAGCTGGTCCTCCTCGGCTTGCGCCGCCTCCTCGTAGTACCTCGCGAGGCCCTCAGCCAGGTTTCCCGCTGCCTCGTCGGCGTCCGAGGCGATGGCGTCGAGGGTGGCGTAGTACCTCTCGAGTTCGTTGGCCATCCGTTCGGCCGCTTCGGCGCCCGCCTCGTTGATGTTGATCAGGTCGATGGTCTCCTGCATCATCTCGCGATCGGCCTCGGTGGCTTTGCCGGTGGCCGCGATCTTCGTGTAGGTGGCGACGGCCGCGGCGACCTGGGCATCGGCTTCGAGTTGCAGGGCGCGAATGACGTCCCCCGAGCCTTTCGCGACATCGACCTGGATCTTGTAGTAGTCGTCTTCGGCCTTCTCGGCCAGCTTCAAGGCCTCGGCGTTCCGCTTCACGGCTGCGGCCTCGAGGTCGGCCGCGAGGGCGGCGAGACGAGAGGCCTCTGCCTCAGCCGCGGCCTTGTCCTTCCGGTCCTGGGCCTTGTAGTCGTCGGTTGCGACACCGGCGCGGGCGGCGATCGCCGCAAAGTCGATGCCGCCAGGGGCCGCCATCGGCCCAAAGATGTTGCCCTTTGGAGTCGGGCCGCCCGACGAAAGCAGGAGGCCGGCGCCGCGCATCAGGGCGAGGATCTGCTGGATGTTGCCCCCCAAAGCGATCCTGTCGATCGCGCGGCCGAAATCCAGGACGGCCGGCACGGCGTCCTTCGCCCCCCGGGCCATGGCACCGACGATTTCGGTCATGCCCGTGAGCGCCGAGATCACCTCTGGCTGGCGCGCGATCGCGGCGCCGATCTGGCGCCAGAGCCCGGTCCACGTGGCGCCGAGCGTGTCCGCAGCGTCGCCGAGCTCGTCCAGGCTCTTGACGGTGTCCTCCGACAGGACCATCCCCAGGTGCTGCGCCTGATCCGCGGCTTCGCCAAGGTCGCTCCTCAGCGCGGGTAGCAGCGAGGCCCCGGACTTGCCCAGCAGGTCCATCGCCGCCGCCGCCCGGAGTGCAGGGTCGCTGATCTGCTGAAGCCTCGCCGCCACGGCTGCGAGCTGCTCTTCGGGGGCCATCGCCCGCAGCCGGTCGACTGAAAGGCCAAGCTGCTCGAACTTCGCCGGTGTATCCACGAGGTTCTTCTGCAGCTTCGTCACGCCGCCAGCGAGCTCCTCCAGGGATACGCCGGTCAGCCGCCCGGCCTGCTCGAGCTCCTGCAGGGCGGTGGTCCCGATGCCGGTCTTCGCCGAGAGGTCGCCCAGGTGGCCCCCGTACTCCGTGACCTCCTTGATCGCGGCCCCTACCGCCACGGCCGACGCCGTCGCGGCGGCGGCGAAGACGCCCATCGCAGCGGCCGCGGCGGCTCCGACGGGCCCCATCGCTGCAAGGCCTGCCAGCCACTTGTCGACCGTCCCACTGCCCGTCGACCCGAGCCCGGACTGGTCGAACAGCTTGGCGAGGACGGACTGGGCGACCTTGGCCCTCTCGCCGACCGTGTCGAGCTGGCCGGCGATGTTCTTGAGGACGACCTCGCCCTTGTTGCTGACCTCGAGATCGACGCGGACGACGGCCATGGTTTCAGCTCAGCTCTTTGGCCAGAGAATCGCCGCGATCTCGGGGTCCGCGTAGGCTCGGGAAATCCGGCGCAAGAGCGCGAGGCGCTCGGTGTCCGCGTAGCCCTCGGTTGCGACGTCCCAGGTGACGCGGAAGAGGTGGCCAGTCTCGGCGTGAGCTCCGAGCCAGCCGAGCTCGCTCGCCAAGAAGTCGTCGGCGTTCTGGGATTCGCGGCGGGGACAGGGGGAGCCCGTGCGGGCTCGGATCTGCTCCAGCAGCCCTGGCGCCAAGCACGGGTTTTCCTCGCCGCCCTGGATCACGCACGCCCCGCACCTCGCATCGAGCGTCCGATAGACCCTCCCGCTCTCGGCCGCTGGTACGGTCGGGAATGAAAGCCGGAAGCGCCAGAAGTCAACGAAAGGACTCCGCGGCTGCGTCCTCGTCCTCGGCTTCGAGCCGGAGGAGCTCGTCGGCCTTGTCGTTGATCCAGCCGACGAGCGCGGGCAGCGTCTCGAAGACCACGGCCTTGACGGCGTCGTTCCACTTCCCGTCGAGGACGACGACCGCCCCGACATCGATCGCCTGGCCGAGGGCCTCGCCGAAGACCGCCGCAGCCTTGGGATCGGGGAGCAGGACCGCGAAGTTCTCGCTGTCGAGCAGCACGTGGGAGGCCCTCGAGACGGCGATCTCCCATCCGCGGTCGACGGCCTTGGCCGCCGACATCGACCGGAGCTGCTCGGCCCGCAGGCCGCGCACGGTCTGTTTCCGAATCTGGCGGTCGAACTCTCCGTCGGGCCGGCGCAACCGGAAGCGCACCGGTTCGCCGTTGTCAGGGTCCTTTTTCCAGAAGACCAGCTCCCCCGGATCCGCGCTCGCGTCGCGGCCTGCTCGGAACGGCATCGCCACCCTCCTTTCGTGGGCCCGTCGTGGGCCGGTTGCGTCCCTTCCGCGTCCGCTTCCGCCGCAACGCCTTGTCGGCGAGGCGGCGCCAGAGCCCCACGCCCCCGCGCGCTATGCGAGCGGGTCGGTGGAGCGCTGCGAGTAGATCTCCATCACCAGCGGGTCGGTGTGGCCCGCCGTGAAGCCCGTCGGGGCCGAGAGGACCTCGTGCGCCATGAACGCGGCGGACCAGGACATCAGCCCCGGACCGCCCATCGTCGGCTGCTGGCCCGCGTCGAACTGGCACGCGTTGAGAAAGAGCTTCCACTGGTAGTACTGCGTGGAGCTGCCCGCGAGCGTCGGCGCGGTGAAGACGATGTCCATCTTCTGTTCGGCCTTCGAGAGCACCGCGTCGTGGAGGGCGTCGTTCCCGCCGGTGCCGTCGGCGTACTTGCTGACGGTGAGCGAGCCCTTCACCCCGCAGAAATCCTGCTGCGTGGGCTCCTCGGCGAGGTTCCCGAGCTTCGTCGTGACGTCGTCTTCCTTCGACGGCCGGTCGACGCTGATCTCGAAGCCCGAGAGGTAGACGGCATCGCTCGAGGCGAGGCCGCCGCCGCCCTGCGGGTTCAGCCGGACGACGAGCTGGGAGAGCAGCAAGAAGTCCCGGTTGGCCGGGAAGGTCACCGAAGCCATGGTGCCGCTCGTGTTGACGGCCGAGGCCTTGTCGAGGTCCGATGCGACGCACCGGAACTCCACCTCGGCCCGGGCGCCCTCGGCGGCCTGTTGCACGCGGAGGGTGAAGCCGGTCAGCTTCGCCGATTTGTACTCCCAGATCTTGACGAGCTTGTCGAAGACCAGGGTCCCGAAGAGGCCCTCGACGGCGTTCGCCATCTTGAGGACGTGCTTCTTGGCGGTCGTGTCGACCGTCGTCGGCGCTCCGGCCGTGCCCATGATCATGGCGATGAGCGGCTCGAGGCCCTCGTAGCGCGCCGGGACACGGAACGAACCGCTGAAGAGTCGGTTGCCGGCCTGGCCTGCGCGGACCTTCGCGCTCGCGCGCGCCTGGGTGTCGGAGATCAGGCCGACGTTGCTCGCGATCGACTCCTCGTAGAACTCGAAGCCGTCCCCGGCGCCGCAGGCGACCGGCGTGTTCCACGCGCTGCCCTTCTTGAACGCCGCCTTGCTGAGATGACCCTTTCCGATCGCCATGGCCTACTCCTCCCCTTCCTTGGCCGCCGTACGCCGCGATCGCGGCGGGGGCGCCTCCTCCTGCTTGCTCGCGGCGCCGGAATCGATCCAGACCGCCCCGAGCGCGTCCTCGACGACGTAGACCTCGCCGGTCTGGAGCAGGCCCAGGACCGGGTGCTCCTCGGTCGGCCTCTGCCACTGGATCTTCATCGCCCCTCCCTAGCCCGGGCCCGCCGAACGAACTCGTGATGCCGGTCGGCCAGCCTCTCGAGCCCGCCGCTCGGCCCCTCGGCGCTGCCCCGCACGACCACCGCCTTGACCGCCGCCGAGATCTCGCCCAGGGCCCGCATGGAGATCACCCACAGCCACAGGGAGAGTCCGGCCGCCAACAACGCGAGTGCCGACGCGGCGAGCGCCACCGCGATCAGCATCAGCGGGCCCCCACCAGGTGGTCATAGGTGACGACGATGCGCAGCTCGATCGACGCCCAGCGCACGCTACTTTCGATGCGGATGCCTCGATCCTCGCCCCTGATCTCGAGGTTGTCGCAGAGGCCGCCGAGCTGGACGTCCGACTCCAAGCAGTTGCCAATGTCCTGCGTGAGCCGGTTGCGGAGGGTCGCCCCGTAGGGCGTCCACATGCCATAGGGCTGCGTCGTATTCGGCTGCCAACGCTTGGCCGCCAGGATGAAGACCTCGAGCTCGCACAGGAAGCGGAGGTTCTCGCGCTCCTTCGGGAACTCGTCGCCCTCGAGGACCTGGTAGACGACGTCGTCCTGGCTGCGCAGGTTGTCCACATCGAGGTCCTCGACGCGGACGACCACGGTCGGGGTGTACCAGTACGCATCCGCTGTCGGCGTCGCGCTCTGGCCGGCGACGATCGCCGCCAGCTTCGCCGCGATCGTCGCGACGATCCGCTCGTGCCGTGATTCAACGGTCGGCACCTACAGCTCCGCATCGGCGCTCTTCTGCACCGACTGGTCGATGGCGCCGGCGGCGCGGGTCTCGTTGACCTTGAGGTACTCGAGCGCCCGGAATCGCGACCCGGGGTGGTTGACGTGCCGCGCGAAGGCGCGCCGGCCCGCGACGAGAAACGACAGGACCTTCCCGGAGGCCTGCCGGGCGGAGTAGCCGTGGCGCGGGCTCCAGCGCGCGATCCACGTGCCGGCCGCGTGGGCCTCGATCACGTGAGGCTTCGTTTTCGGCTTGGGCGGGTAGCCCACGAGGCCGCGCTGGTGCACCGCGGCGTAGCGGACGGGGTTCCCGAAGACTCTACTGCCAGCCGAAAGGCCGATCCGGACGATGCCTGTCCGCGCCGCGCGCCGGCTGCTCGGCGTCGTCACGCGGATCGTGCGGCGCAGCGCTCCACTGCGGGACGGTGCCCGGGAGATCGAGTCGCGACGGTCTTCTTCGAGAGCGGTGCGCGCGCCGGCGATGATGGCGTAGTCGAAGCCCGCATCGGCCCACTTCCGCATCTTCGCCGCGAGCCGCTCCGGGCTCTCATACCGAGCCATTGTTGTCCAGCATCCCGAGGCTGAAGGCGGGACACGGGCGATCGGAATCGCCCGCGCGCGCGGCCTTCGCCGAGACGGAGATCCCGCCGGCCGACGGCACGGCGTGGGCTGCGAGCTGGCGCCGGAGCCGCTCGGCCGTCGCGCGGAGGCCGGCGGCACGGTTCGACGGCATCACGCGATCGGGACCGGGGCTGCCCTCGGCCTTGCGGTCGAACTTCGAAGCCAGGATCTCGGCTGCGAAGGCTGCGGCGCGGAAGACGCCCGTGTCCCCGGGGCTGCTGCTGCCCGCCTGCAAGACCAGAATGCGCTCGATGTCCTCGTCCTCGAGTCGCAGGTCCTCGGAGACGTTGTAGTCCACGTCCCCGATCAACAGGCGCACGTCGTCGCGTGCCGTGTTGCCGACCGAGTAGCTGAAGGTCACACCCCGCCTCAGCGGACCCGCACGCCCTCGACGGACACCGAGAACGTGAAGGTCTGGTTCGCGTTGGAGCCGGCGTCCACGATCACCCACTTCACGCGCCAGGTCGTGGTCATGGGCCCCTGCAGGACGCCAGCGGCGAGTGCTGCATCGGCGGGGGCCTTCATCTCGCTCTCGGCCGCGGCGGTGCCGTTCCACGTCGCGATGTACTTCTTCGCGCCGCCGTTGCCGAGGACCTGGGTGAAGTGGACGAAGTCGTCCCAGGTCGTGCCGCCATCGGGGGACTGCTGGACGTACACGTCGAGCGTGTCCCCCGCATCGGTCCCAGCTGCAGTGACATTCAGCAGGAAGACCGCCGAGCGCAGCGTCGCGATGTCTCCCGCGGCGACTGCGGCGGTAGAGCTCGTGGTGCGTGCCGCCGAGGCGACGAGGACCGTGGCTGCCACGGCCGGCGGGGCGAGCCAGAGGGCGGCCACGACGGCAGCGAGCTGCGCGAGCCGGCGCATCACGCGACCGCGGTATGGACTCGGTAGAAGGTGCGGACCTTGAGCGGGGAGTCGCCCGTTGCGATCTCGCCCACGAGCAAGCAGATCACCAGGGCCGCATTCGCGGCCGGGACGATGGCGGTGTTGCCCGATGCGGCGGTCGTCGGCCGCACGAAGCGACGTTGGCTCGAGGTCTGGTCGAGGAAGCCGGTGGTCTCGCACTGCCCGACCTCGACGCCGGAGCCGTCGGTGTACTTGATGGACAAGTCCTCGCCCGAGGCGATGCCGTTGTAGGCCGCCGAGTTGTAGGGCATGTAGATCTCGGCGCCGCAGAACTCGAGGTACTTGCCGGCGCCTGGCGCCGGGACGACTGCCTGCGGTGTCGCGTTGAGGGCGAGGAGTTGCGCCGTCGTGATGGTGACGTCGCGGTAGAGCAGGCCGGTCTCGGGGGAGGCGATGGGGCGGCGCGACTTCTTGAGGCTCACGAGTTGCCCCCCTTCTTCCGACGACCCGGCAGCGAGCGATCGTCGATCGGTGCGGGCGTCGGAATGCGCGTCTGCGGTCGCTCGATCGGGCGCAGGAACCGCCGCTTCACGAGCAGCTCGGTGTTCCGCCAGTCGGCCGCGTCGACTTCCTGGCCGGGGAGAAGGGGGCCCGCGGGCCCCCCGAAGGAACGCGTCACGACGTGGGTCGGGCTCGCCATGGCGGCTTACGACACCACGGCGCTGAAGAAGTAGCCGAGGTCGGTGGCGACGACCTTGTTGTCCCACGCGGCCTCGCCCTCGATCCGGTCGCACTTCTTGGCGTCGAGGTAGAAGCGCGAGATCGCGATCTCCGCGCCCATCCCGTTGAAGCCCGTCCACGCGAAGGTGTAGCCGGCGGAGGGGGCCAGCAAGCCCGGGTTGGGGTTGACGTAGCACAGCAGCGCGTTCTTGCCGTGCGTGAACGCGTAGGCGGCCGTCTCGGCTTCCACGTTCGTCGCCTTCACCGCCTTGGCGATGTAGACGTTGTCCACCTCGAGCGCCGCCGCCAGGATCTGCGGGGTGATCCGGCGGACCTCGGTCACGCTGCCGCCGATACCGAGCCGGTCGAGGAGGTCCGGATGCTGCTTGAGGAAGCGCCAGACGTCATAGCCGAGCACGAGGGTGTTCGGCTCGAAGCCGGTGTTCAACAGGACCGTCCGCTTGCCGGTCTCGATGTCGGCGAACGGGTCGGAGGTCGCGTAGTTGTCCCAGAGGTTGGCCGGGGTGGCGTCGGTGCCCCAGATCGAGGTGCCGAAGCAGTCGGAGACCCACTGGATCTCCTTGCGCAGCAGCAGGCGCTGCGTGACGAAGCGCGCGGCGTCGGCGTCGGGGTCGAGGGGCGAGTCGCTGTTGGCGCGCACCTGGGCGCCCACGTCCTTGTGGAACGCGAAGACGTCGCAGGAGTAGGCCGCGGTCCCGACGCCGTAGCCGCTCCCCGCGCTCTCGACCGCGTCGGCGCGGATCTTGGCCTCGTCCCGGAACCAGTCGTTCTTGGTGTAGGTGAAGTACTTGTCCGTCTGCTTCGCCACCGGCACCATCGGGAACACCTTCGAAGCGACGAAGCCGTCCTGCGACTGGATGTAGGCGACCGAGACGTTGGTGAGGGGCCGATCGACGTGGACGTCGGTTTGCGTCGGCTGAGGCATCTTCTTCCTCCGTTACGCCGCGCGGTGCGGGTTCGCGCAGTTGATGATCGCCGTGATCAGCCCGCCGGCCGCGGCGTTGTCCTCGAGCACCTGGCCGACGATGTACTTCGTCGTATCGGTCCCGGCCGCGTAGGCGGCGGCCTGGCCGTCCGCGCTCGTGCCGATCTGGTTGCCCTTCGTCAGGTCGGCGTCGCCCTGGACCTTGCTCACGCCCATGACCATGACCTCGGCCGCGGCGCCCGCCGCGGCGGGCTTGTTCTGGAGCACGCCCACGGGGATGTCGGTGACGGCGTCGCAGATCGCCACCTGGCCCGAGCTGTTGAGCTCGACGAACTTGTACTGCCCGGCGCTCAGATCGCCGGCGGCGGGCAGGGTGATGACGAGACCGGGGATCTCGTACGCCATGGTTTTACGCAGCTCCCTTCCGCACGCGCTCGGCGTGCTCTTCGTAGGCCTTGGGGTTCTCCTTGGAGACCATCCGATAGGCCTCCGTGAGCGTCTTGGCCGCGCCGGACGCCACCTTCGCGCGGGCAGCGGCCTCGAAGTCGGACTCGCCCGCGGAGGCGCCTGCCGTGCCCTTCTCGATGAAGAGCGCCCCGGTCGCCACCTGGGCCTGGTAGGCGCGGAACTGCGTCAGCAGCTTCTCGTAGACGGCGCTGCCGGCCGCGCCCTCGATCGCGTCGAGCACGGGGCCGAAGTCCGCCGGCGCGCCCACGGCGGCCGCGTCCGCCGCGAACCGCCCGCGGCGCTTCTCGTCCTCGAGCCCCTTCAGGCGCGTCTTCATGTCGGCGAGCTCGCGCTCGGCCTTCTCGCGCCCGGCCTTCTCGGCCTCCATCTTCTGCTCGGCCTCGGCCGCCATCGCCAGGGCGGCGGCGGCTTCCTGTTCTGCCATTGCTTCACTCCTCAAGCGCGCGATCGCGTCGTCGAGCGACAGCACGCCGTCGATCAGCCCGAGTTCTCGGGCCTTGTCCGCCACCCAAACCTGGCCCGTGGCGAGGGCCTGCGCCTTCTCCTTCGGCATCCGGCGCCGCTTGGCGACGTCTGCGACGAAGAGCTGCGCCAGGTCGTCCACGCGCCGCTTCCACTCGGCGAGCTGCTCCGGGGTGACCTGTGTCCCGTCGACGCCGGCGCCCTTGATCGGAGGAGCGCTCGAGATCACGTGGACCTTGACGCCGGCCTTGTCGTAGACGCCGGAGGTGTCCTCGACCACGCTGTAGACGCCGATCGAACCGACCTCGGCGTTGGTGTTGGCCCACACCTTGCGCGCGCCGACGCCGGCCAGAAGGGCGGCGGAAGCCATGAGATCCCAGGCGTAGGCGTGCACCGGCTTCCGCTCGGCGACCTTCGCCACGTCCTCGCCGAGGTCGAAGCTGCCGCTGACCGTGCCTCCAGGGCTGTCGATCACGAGCATGACGCCGAGGACCTCGGGGTCCCGCGCGGCCGCGCGCAGCGCATCCCGGGTGCGCAACGTCGAGGTGCCGCCGAGCAGGGCCTGCAAGCTCGTCGGGTACTTCGTCATGGGCCCGGAAACCTCGATGAGTGCGATCCCGTCCTGCCGCAGCTGATACAGCGGACGGCCGGCAGCCTTGTCCGCTGCCGCCTGCGACTCGGCCCGCAGCTTCTCGAGGTCCACGCCCCGCACCAGATCCACCATCCGCGCGAAGCGGGTCTCCTCGATCGCCCAGAGGCCGAAGAGCTGATCGGGTCGGCAGCCGGTGACGGCATCCTTCACGACGGCAAGAGTGGCGCGCGGTGCGCTGGCGGCGCAAGCACTCATCCGTATAGTGCGTGCTTTGCGTCCTTTTCGTGGCGAGGTGCGGGGGAACGGCCTGGCGGTTATCGCTCTGGGTCGTCCAGGGGCTCCCGCGCCGAGCTGGCGATGAGGCGCAGCTGAGCCGCAAGACGCGCCGCCGCCTCGACCGGCACGCGCCGCTCCGTGCCCGGGCGGACCTGAACGAAGATCAGGATCTTCTCGTCCATCAGCTTCTGCACCCAGCGCTCCGAATAGCCCACGAGCTCCGCCAGCTCGCCCACCCGGAGGGGCGGCTGCCCTGGCTCGAGCCGGGCGCCGATCTCCTCTGGCGTCACGACCCTACTCCTCGGCCGGCGGCGCTTCGCCGGGTTCCGTTGGCTCCGGGGGTTCGGCCGGCTCTTCGACCGGCGCCGCGGGCGGGCGCTTGCCGGGCTTCGGCAGTCCGGCGACGCGCCGCAGGTGGGCGTCCACTCCAGCGTCCCAATCCCACTGGAAGCCCGCGCCGTAGCACTTGGAGATGTAGTCCCCGAGGGCCGCGAGGTTCGGGGCCTCGATGTCCCCGTGCTGGAGTCGAGGGCAACGGTCGGTGGGCCAGCCGTTCAGGCGCACCAGGCGGGGGATCGCATGCGTGTTGTAGGTCTCGGTTATTGAGTCCAGCCAACCGCCGAGCGCGACCGCGAAGAGGGCTGTCTTATCGCTCGAGAGGGCGAAGGAGCCGACCTGCTCGTGCCCCATCAGCACGAAGTCGGCGAGCATGGTCATGGCGATCCGACGTTCGTACCTCTCGGTGATGGTGTTCGTGTCGAACTGGCGCTTCCCGCCCGAGCTCAGCAGCGTCAGGTCGAAGCGCTTGTTCGAGGTGCCGGCGACGTAGTCGAGCGGCAGGACGAGGCCCTCCTGCTCGTCCCGAGCCACGGTGGTGACGATCGACTCCATCATCGTCTTCGTCGCCTTGGCGTTCGCCGTCGCGTCCGCCCCGAAACACTCCAGGGGAATCCAGCCGATCGGGATGCCCGTCAGGTCGCGGGCGATCCCAATGCCCTCGATTTCCGCGATCTTCTTCGAGAAGTACCAGGAGAAGTAGGCGTTGCGGAGCACGGACCGGCCCTCGGGGTTGTTCTTCTCCGTGCGCGCGCGGAACAGGAGGGCCTTGTCGATCGGGATCTCGCGCGTGCGGTAGTCGGGCGGCGCCAACTGGCGCATCCCCTGGATGCCGCCGTTGGCATCGAGGACCCAGGGTAGGACGGGGTCGAGCGTGTCCTGTCCCCGGAGGGGAATCTTCCGCCACCCGACGCGCCCGTCGCTGTACCGCGAGCGCCGGGCTGGGTCGTTGACGTCGCCGCCGCGGATCTTGTAGACGAGCTCGTGGAAGGCGAAGCCGTAGGGCAGCATCGTCAGGTGCTCGCTGATCGTGTCGGCCCAGGTGAACGACATGTCGGAGAGACACGTCTCGAGGAACTCCGCGCGGTCTCGGTCGGCGCTCTCCTCGCTGAAGGGTGCGACCGACCAGGAGACCTGCCGGATCAGCATCTCGATCGCCGCGAGGCAGGCGCCGACGATCGCGGAGTTGTCGCGCATCTCGCGGTAGACGCGCATCCCGCGGGCACCCTGGAGCTGGGCGAGGAACTCCTCGCGGATGAAGCCGGCCCACCGGCGCAGGCCGGTGGTCCCGAACTCTCCGAGGGGGACGGTCGGGGTGGCCATGGTGTCAGGTCCTCCAGGGACTCGGCCGAGTTCCGATCGACACGGGCGGCGCAGGAGACGCTGGTGCTTGCAGCAGCAGGAAGGTCACGCCGTGGACGAGCGCGTCGAGTCGATTCGGTGAGCTGCGCCGCGGATCGAACGGGTCCCACGAGATCATCTCGTCCTCGAGCAGCGCCAGATGGTCGGGACGCGCGGGGTCGCCCACGTGGTGGACCCGGCCCTTCTCGTACAGCGCCGACACCGGGTCGGCGCGGCTGTGCTTGTCACGAGAGGCGTGGATGCCCTGCCAGCGGATGCGACCGTGCGGGTCGACCGTGCGGATCACGTCGGCGACGACGTCGGGCCGACCTGGTGAGGCGTTGCTCTCGTAGACGATCAGATCCGCGCGAAACTCGTCGTAGGCCTTCACGGCAGCCAGACCCCATTCGTAGGGCGAGGCGTTGAGCGAGCGGTCCGCCCGGACGTAGGCATGGCGATCGCTGGCCGTGCCTCCGACGACGACGATCCCGCAGGCGTCGTTGGCGCCGCTCTCCGAGTGCGATGGATCGACCGAGACGACGAGACGATCGAGCCTCGGGCACGCCTCGAGCAGCACCCGGTGCCGGTCGATGACCGCGAGCTTGAAGAGGGCGCCGGCGACATCCTCGAGGATCTCCGCCTCGAGCTCCTGGCGGCCGAGCCGCGTGCCGGCGTAGCGGTCACGCATCCGGCGCAAGAAGTCCGCGGCGAGGTTTGATCGATTCGCCTCCGTCGGCCACCGCGTGACGACGGTGTCCTGCGTCGGCCAGGCGATGTAGGCCGGGGGCAGGGTCCCGAGCTCGGGCCGCAGGAGCTGCCACTTCACGGGCGCGCGGCGCTCGTCGGGCCCCTTGGGGCCCTGGAAGATCTCTCGGATCAAGGCGGTCGGGCGCGGAGTCGTGGTGACGGCGATGCGCGGCCGAATGCCGTGCTTCGCCTTCCGCAGGGCCATGTCGAGGTTCGACCAGGCCTCCGGGTCGGCCCACTCCGCGACCTCGTCCGCCCATCCGAAGTGCAGGTTCGCGCCGCGGCTCTGGTCGGGATTGTCGGCGCTGTAGGTGATGCACCGGGTGCCGATCGCTTCGAAGGTCACCCGACGCTTGGTGGGCTCGTACTTCGCCCGCAGCCGCGGCGGCGCGCAGGCAAGGACTCCGGATTCAGGGTCTTCGACCATAACGTCGCGCACCTTCGCGGCCGTCGGTCCAAAGAGGCCGATGCGACACCCCGGATGGGCTTCGGCGATCTCGACTACCCAGCTCGCGCCGGCCTTCGTCTTTCCGCCACCGCGGCCGGCCTGCATCCCCCACACGCGCCAGTCCCCAGGCGGTGGGAGCTGTTCGATGCGGGCGAAGAGCCTCCAGTCGTAGGCCTCGCGGTCGGCAAGCTCGGCAAGGTCCTCGAGGGAGACCGATTCGAGGAGCTCCGTGAGCTCGGCCCCCCCGAGCCGCGCGAGGAATGGCAGCACGGGCCCCGATTCGGGGAATTGCGGCCGCGCCCTCACGCGCGGTCCTCGTGCTTCCACTTCGCCTGCAGCTTCAGCACCGCCTCGCGAATCCGGTCACGCACGCCTTCGTTCACTTCGATCTCGCCATCGGCCGCCACGCGATCGGTCCAGCCGAACTGCTTCATCTTGAAGATCAGGAGCCCGGTGAGGTTGCCGTTGCCACGCTTGATGGCTCGCTGGTACTCCTGGAGGGCGTCGAGCTTCGCCTGGGCCCGCCCCTCGTCCATCGCAGCTCGCACCTCTTCGGCGTGCTGGGCGTTGAGGAGCGTCTGCTTCGGGACGGCCATCACCCGCGCGATCTCGGCGACGGTATCGAGGCCCGTGCGCCGCAGCTTGGCCACGCGCCGCAGGTCGATCTCGACCCGAGGCGCCCCTGGAGGACGCTTGCGGGGCAGCGGCCGCCGGTGCGTCGCTTTCCGACGGCTTGCTCTCGCCATGGCTCACAGCCGTCCCGGGGTCTTTTTTGCGGCGCGAGTCTCCGAACTTGCCACCTCCTGCGGGGG